GTGCTATTACCATACCAACCAATATAATTAGTTTGTCCAGAGTAATTAAAAAAAGTAGTATGACTTTGTGATGGTTGAGTATTTACACTATTAGTTGAGTTGTCATTTAAAGTACCATTTACATAAAACCTTACTCTATTATTAGCAGACCCTTGTGTTGTATCTACTCTACATACAATATGATACCAACCTGTAGAATCCCTAAAACGAGATTCAGTTTGAACATTCATTGTAAAACTACCTGTGTAATTATAAATTTGTAATTTACCAGAATGTGTGCCTTCACCAAATTTTAAAGCAGATTCAGCAGAACTACCTGTATAAGTACCAAAAAAAGCATCATTATCATCTCTTGATCTTTTTAACCACGTGCTAAAAGTAAATGTTCTTCTATCACCTGTACTACTAGGTGTTCTAGCCATATGAGTCGAATCTTCAAAGCTAAATCTACAGCTTTGTTCTATCTGATAATCATAAAAATTACTAGTTCCACTTCCAGGATTTTGAAAAAATTCACCTTGTACTGGCATTACTTATGTCTCCTATGCAAAGGCAAGTTGCGGTGCTCCTAGTTGTATTGACCCAGAAGCCTTAACAAAATAAGGTATAACATCTACAGCATTAGCAGCAGTTGATATAGTTAAACCAGCACCACCAGCAGTTTCATAATCTGTACCAAGGCTTAAAGTTCTACTACCAGTACCATCTTGTATAAATACTATGATACCAGATTGACCCACTGCTTCTGTACTTGGATTAGCTAAAGTAACATTACCAGTAGCTGTCAGCACAAAATTTTGATATGTGTCAAAATCTAAAGTGACACTACCAGTTTGAGAGCCTGCTGTTTGAGTAGATCCTCTTAAGGCTTTTGTAAAAGTTGTATTTGCATTAGATGCTACAATGTTAGCACCAGCTAAACTAGTAGCTCCAGTACCACCATTAGCTATTGCAACTTGACCTGATAGCTGTGCTACTCCGATAGTTTTATTAGTTAAAGTTTGCGTAGCTGTTGTACCTACAATCTCTTGGTCACCTCCAGGAGGAAGTGTTAATACATTAGTAACACTAGCTGAGTGAGGTTGTGATTTAACTGTTTGTCCATGAGAGTTGCTCTCACAATTAAAAACCATTGTTCCTGGATTGGTATTACCTTTTAATACTGTTTTACCTGTACCATTAGGTGCTAATTCTATATCAGCATTAGATGTAGTAACGATATCTTGACCATTCATATCTAGGTTACCACCTAGTTGAGGAGAAGTATCTTCAACAACATTAAAGGTTATAGGTATTTTAGTTCCTACTGATATAACTTCATCACTAGCATCACAATATATTATATCAGACTTACCAGCAGCAATAGTAACAGTTTGTGCTGCTGAGCCTTGTGCCATGATTATATTTTGACTACCTGTAGTACCATTTTCAATAATAAAATAAGCTGTTGTAGTTGAAGGTGCTATAGTTATTGTACAAGCTTGACTTAAAGATCCTGTAAATTTAATAACTCTAAACATTCCATCTTGCACATTACTTGAACCACTGCTAGGTGAAGTTGCTGCTACTGTTAAGGTTGCTGTTGCTGAGTCTGATAAGGCTACTGCTTTAAATGCTGCTATCCTATCAAGTATATCAAAGTTATGATTAGTAGTTGTACCCCATGTGCCAGATTGGTCACCTGTGGCCATCTTTTCTATTTTAAAATTTGTTGAGTATGAACTTGCCATATTAGTCTATCCTTATTATTGCGTTGGCTCCTGCTGCTGGAAACACTATTTTAAATGTACCACCACTAACTGTAAAATCACCACCAAAGTCTAAAACTGCTATCGCTTTATCACTATTGGTACTGTTATAAATTAATGCACCTCTTGCTGTAAAACTTGCTCCTGTCCAAGTTGGGTCATCTGCATCAAAGTATGCTGTTGTGCTAGTTGTTGTTACTACTTTACTAGTCAAGGTTACACCACCTGCACTATAACCAGTGCCTGATATTTCATTGCTGGTAGAGTATGCTGTGGTTGATGCTCCTAAACTAGCACTGCTAGTAAACAAAGCTATTTTTATAGTATCAGCTACTAAGTCGTGTTGTTCATCTAATATTTCAGCTTTAAAGCTGGTGCACATTGCTTGAGATATTGCCATGGTTATATTCCTCCGTCATATTCTGCTTGATAATTTCTTTTCATCTCTTCGCCTAACAAAGTTATTGCTTCATCAAACTGAGTCTTGTATGTTGCTAATGTTTCTGGTGCTTTTAGGAATGCACTAGCTTCATATAAACAAGCACTCAACAAAACATTCTCCGCATTATCACCAACCCAATTGTTAGAGTTACTACTCGACAAACCAGTTTCTGGTTTAATAAAATCGACAAAATAAGTATAGTTTGAATTTGGTGTAGGAGCAAGTGTAATAATTACACCAGATGTAGTTGCTTGTTTTGTTGCGTATATCTCTGGTTGTGCTTGAGTTGAACTATTTTTCCAATAATCGTGTAAATAAGAATCTACTCTGTGATTTAAAAAAGTTCTCTCATTGCTAACTACTATAGAAACATTCCTAATCATTCTTGCTGTTGCTATTGTATAGTCTGTGGTGCCTGCTGTTAATGTGCCAGTAGCTATATTCCTATAGCATGGTAGATTAGGTGCTCTTTGAAATATAAGCCTTTCGGCTTGTGTTATTATAGTAGGTATAGAAGTTTCAAACTCTGTGCTATCATCTTCTATAAAATTTTTAATGTTTGTAACTAATGTTGTATAATTCATTTTACTCTCCCCACGTATCTGCACCCCATGAACCATCACCCCATGAAGTAGTTGTAATTGTTATAGATTCACTACCTGTATTACCAGTACCAGCCACACCAGTTTCATTTATCTCTACTGTAGGTATTTCTGTACCTATGTTACCAGTAGCTTCAACTCCTGCGTTGCTTATATTTACAGTTGTAAGGCTAGTACCCCAAGCACCACCACCCCACGTGCCTATACCCCATGAAGGATTATCTTGGTCTATTGTTTCTGTACCTATAGCACCAGTAGCAGCAACTCCTGTTACTATAATATTTATTCCTAAATTACTACCAACATTAGCTACAGCACCAGTACCAGCCACCCCTGTTACAACTTGTTCTGTTTCAATATTAGATATTGTACCTATATTACCAGTAGCACTTAAACCTGTTGCGTTAGTTATAGCTTGTCTTTCATCTTCATTATTAGCATCTACTAAAATAGTAGCACTTACTCCTGTAACTACAGCTTCTCTATTAAATTCTATTGATACTCTACCTACATTACCTTTAGCCCTCATACCTATAGTAGGTGGAGCATCGTAATCACTAGCCATCATACTTTGCTTAGGAGCAAACCAATTAAAGCCTATAAATATAGATATATTTTCAGGATCGTTATCTGGGCGAGGTTGAAATAAAGTTTGCGCATCTATTATATTCTTAGGTGGAGTAAGTTGAGGATGCTTAGGTTCATACTCTGATGGCTCAACTCTTAAATTGTTCCACTCTGTTTTTAAACTTCTGTAACGTACTTTAAAACCACTGCGATCTGATATTGCATAAGATCGTTTGCCTTTTGCATATCTAGGCATGTCAGTATAAATTTAGACCAGAAGGTCTAACCCTTAAAGTTACACTCGCACCTTCTTCGTCTGAAGCAAATTTAAAAGCTCTCTCATAAAGAACATATAATCCTTCAGCTCTTTCAGGTGCAAATTTAGTTGCTAGTTTTGCTGCTAAGCCTGCACACATTGCGTCTGTCCATCTATAAGGAACATCAGTATCTTGATAAGATGCTGTTATGTCTTCAACTTGATATACACCATAATATCTAATAGTATCATCAGCACTATCAGGCACTGGCCATACGTTTATTGTTGGAGTATATTGTCGGTCTAACATAAATTGTGATGATTTACCTGATGTAGTTTTATCTGGTATTTGATTATATTCAGAGATTGATATTCTTTGCATAGGTTGGTCATTACTATTATTTCTATAGACCATATCTATTACATCTACTATGCCTGCAGTTAAGCTATAATTAGATGTGCCTGCAGTTAAAGCGATAGTATTGTACTGAACAGTCCAATAGTTATAACCTCTATTAGACCATTCAGTAAAAAGTAAATTTAAACTTCTTCTTGCACTGGTAGCTTTTTGACCTGTTTGGGTTTGTGGATCTATACCACATCGCTCAAAAGACTCTGCTATAACTTCTTCTATATTAGGTCTGTATGCTACTGTTCCTGAAGTTGCCATTAGTATTTCTTCTTCAATCTCATTACAATTTGATATGAATCACCAGTAGCACCTAAACCAGTAGTGGTAAATTTTATATCGCCTGTTGGGTTTGTGCCTAAAGTTTTAGTATTAGGTAAACCTCCTACAGACCTATAATCTACATAACCTGATTGATTCTCTGTAAGGTGAAGCATTATAACATTAGTATCTGCTGCTGCTAATACTTGTACAGTCATAGTTGATATAACCCAAGTACACTCTAATATCTTAACTCCAGTACAAGCATCTCCATTAGAGTTAGGCTCTAAAGTTGATACGTCTACTTTTGTTACTGCTGATTCATCACCTGTATCAACATATTGAAGATGAAAAGCAAAAACAACCTCATTTACATTTTCAGAAAGTTTAGTGGTTGTTACTATGTTAGCCATTTAAAACTCCTATTAAGTTGTTGGCGAATCAGAAGATATACCAAAAAATTTAAGTGCGACTACTCCACCAGCACCAGCTGTGCCAGAAACTACAAGTTGAACTTCGTCAGGTGTTGCAGTAGCAGCAGTTGTTGCACCACCACTCATACCTAAAACTCCATTACAAGGGAAGAAACCTTTAAAGCCTGTGCTGTTTAGTGCTGCTGATATACCATCAACAAAACCATCATCGTCAGCTTCAGTGCCTATATCATTTATAGTTACTCCGTTAGCTGAAGCACCAGTTACAGTTATCGCTACACCCATAGGTATAAAGTTCGATGGCATACCTATAGAAGTTTCTTTGTGGTCAGTGCCAGTAGCAGCAACAGTTATTGAAGTGCTGTAAGTTGATAAAGTCATATCACTGGTAACTGCACCAGTATCAGAATTTTTTATAATAGTTTTAAATCCATTCTCGGAACGGACTGGACCATTAAAAGTTGTATTAGCCATATTGACCTCCTCAAAAAGGGTTTACTATAAGGTCTTTTGAGAGTCTGCTGGGACAGTCCTTATAGCTTAAAATTCCCAGAATAATTATTTATACCTTATAAACCAGATATAGGCAACCTTTGTTCAATAATCTGCTCTTTTATAGTATCAGGCAGTTCAACTACAAATTTAGCATTTTGACCTCTACCTATAACTCCTGCTTCTAATAACTCATTTTTCTTAGAAGTTGAAAGAGCACCTAAAAATTCCTCTTTGGCTTTTATAATAGATTCTCTTAAATAACTTTGCATAAGTTCTTCAATATTTCTAATATTCCCTTCATTAAAATTATCTAAGGTTTCTAAATTTTGAACCATGTAATCAAAGTTGCTTCTAGTTTTGCTACTTATATCCATTAACATTTCTGAAGCTAATTTTACATCTTTAAACTCACTGCCTTTAGCCATAGCCTCAAAACCTTTTTCTATACCATCCCAATCAACAATTTCTAACATCCCAGTTTTATTTATAAACTCATTAGGGTTTTCTAATATTGATTTATACCAAGCTTCATCTGCAGCACCTTCAAAGTATAGTAAATCATCATCTGATATTATCTCATCATTTCCTCTTTGAGCACGAATATATTCTCTTCTATTTTCTAATCTAGCATCTGCAACTCTTTGTCTAATTGTAGATTGTGTTGATTCCATAATTTCATTTAAAGGATTACCAGGACTATTAACAGTTCTTATAGCATCTTCACCACTTAAATCTGATAAATTTCTTACACCATTCATATCTTTTTTAAATATATTGCTCATAGATGAATTCAGAACATCTACATCACCTACTAATCTAAAAGGTATATTGTACTTTTTACTAAGTTTAGTTAGAACTTGACCTATTTTACCTTTGTAACCCTTTTTACTATCAGGTGCTAAGCTATAGATAGTATTTAAAAATTCTTCATTTTGCCCTCTGTTTGACCAATATCTTACAGGCTCTTCTCCTGGAAGGATAAACATATTGCGATCTTCTTTTGCAGCTTTTACAAGATGCTTTTTTATTTCAAACTCAACATAATCTAAATTTTTCATTAGAGGAGTTTGAGCTGGCACACTACCTTGATTTATAGGATTAGCTTTTGATAGAGTATCAAAGTCTTTTATATCTCCTTCTACTTTTTTAAATACATCATATACTTCTTCTTGTTCTGAATTAAATCCTAAAGTATTATAGTCATCTCTGTTATAAGAAGGGTGTAAGTCGTTAACTTTTTTCTGTAAAGCATTATAAACAGAACTATATAAAGATCTAGGAGAAGTTGTATAACCTCTAGCTGTCA